ATAATTATAAATAGTTAAGTTATGGAAGTTGATTATCAATTCTAAATTTGATTTCGTCTATTAATACGTCTACATCAGAGCTAAACGATTTAGGGCCTCTTAAAACCGTAACTCCTGAAGGATCTTTCGCTATAGCAAAATGTCTAGGAGCTATACCTGGGCTATCTAAATCTTGTACTATTTCTAGAGTATATAAAGTACCATCAGGTCCTCTATGTAAAAATTTAGTAGGATCGCCTGTTGTATTAGCGTCTTGTAGTCTATTAAGTATTTTTTTAATATTATCTTTAACAGTATCAGATAAGTTACTTGAATTTAATTTATCTAAACTATTATTTAATTCTTTTATAGCATCTTCGTTACTGTAACACTTCCATCTCTTAAATTCTTCATCATATTGAAGTGAAAGTCCATTTAGTTTTACTAGCTGTGCTTTTTCAGCTGAGTTTAGCTCTTTTCTAAGTTCTTTAGAATTAAAAGTATACTGTCTTATCTCTTTATCGTATTTACCTTCTTCAAAAAATGGAGGTAGTTTTAAGCTTTTTATTGTAACTAAATTACACGCTTTTGAATTATCTTTTTCATCTTCTATAAAAATAGGGCCTAATTTAGAAAAAATAAAGTCACCATCAGGTAGTAATAGTCCTATATCTTGAAGCTCTAATGCTTTTATTCTTTTCTTTTCTAATTCCTCTTCTATAGCTATTCTTGTCTCTATAGCAGTTATAGCGTTATCCATTCTTTGGAGCTGTCTTAATAAGAAAGGAAGAATAAGATTAGGTAGTTGGCATATTAAGATTATAGCTGCTATATTATCTTTTAATTGCTTTATAAGTTCTTTTATTTTATGTAATAAGTCTGCATATTTAGTAGATACGTTTACAGGTAGACCAGGTGGGCCAACATACACGTGAGGAAAAGCTTGTGGTACCGGTATAGCTAATATTATTTTAAGAGCTACTTCTAATCCAGTTATTGCTACAGCCAAAGTTTTAGCCATTTTATTAAACTTACTAACCCTCCTGTTTATCTTATTTACGTTAGAGCTTAATTTATTATGTTTATTTCTAAGTTGCTGCAATACCCTTCTAGACTTAGGACTAGTATTCTGTAAAGCTCTGGAACGTAGTTGCTGGACCATAGTAGTAGCTTGAGTAGCTATCTTTTCTGATAGATTACCTGTCATCTTACCAACTATATTGGCAACTCCTCCTGCTAAATTTGATTCTGGTATATTAACGTATGGCATTATTCAGTAAATACTTTTTTAGATAATAATGTTTTAACTCTTTTCCTATGAGGAGCAAGTTGAGGTTTAATAGATGCCGCAGTTGCTTTCATTTGAGCTACTGCTGCTGCTGGGACTGGTGGCATTTTAACCATAGTATCTATTAAAATTTCATATAGCTTCAAAGCTAAATCCATCCATTCTATAGAAGTTTGTCCTTTGAGGACGGGCTCATCTTCATTTTTTAGAGCAGCTACTCCTAAATATATTTTTTTAGCATCTAAAGATACCATTTTATCTCCATCTAAATTAATAGTTTCTGCATTAGCACCTACTGAAGATCCTGCGGACATTAGAATACTATCCTCTTTAGCATTCAAAAATAATCTATCAGAATTAACTAATATCTGTTCTCCTTTAAATTTATCCGGTTTTTCTGGTTCGTCTTCATATGAGTCTCTTTTATCATTTGCAGGTTCTATAGGAACCTCGTGGTCAGACATCATATATATAGAAGCTAAATCTTCGTTAATATCTTCAGTTATGGCTTCAAAACCTGATTCAGCATCTTCGGTTTGTCCTATTCTTATAATATTATAAGGTTTGCCGTTATTGCTATCATCTACTAAAGGATTTTCTTCATGTTTTGTACCTCCTAATCTTATAGTATTAGCATGTCTACCTTCTATTAATACATCTCCGGGAAAGGGCTGTAAAGGATTTACGTTATCTTGTTCTTCAAAATCTTCTCCAAAATCATTTTCTTCTTCATTATTAGGTAAAGCGTTTTGATGAGGATGGTTCCATATAGGTACTACTCTGTTCCAATATGTATTTAATGCGTTAGGGTTTCCCTCTCTACCGTCATAATAAGGAGCTTTGATAAGTTCTACGATTTCTCCTTTTAATGCAGAAGTTTTTATAGCATTGCCGTTTTGATAAGCAAACTGGTATCTATCTTCTTCTTCAGTTTCTGCATCTCCGCTACCTAAAGGCACCCAGAACACTCCGTTAAGGGCGTTTGATCCTCCGTAATCTTCGTAGTACGGGTGAAAGGCATCTTCAATTACGTCTACAACTCTTCCGTATATTACTTGAGTTCCACCACCTCCGCCACCTCCATGTAGTCCAGGTTTTTTAAATGACATTACTATTCTTCTTTATCAGCTTGGTTTTCTTTTTCTTCCAGCTCTTTATTATTTAGCTCCTGTTCTTCTATTAAATCTTGAAGTTCAGTTAAATCAAAACCATCTACTCCTTCTCCTCTTGAAGCAGCAGATTCTAATCTTTGTACTATAGTAGCTAGTTTAATTAGGTGTTCATCGTTTTTTACACCTATCTCCATATACTCTTTTATCATAGGTACTATGAGAGTAGCATCTCCTATATTTTCTATAAGAGGTTTTAGTTCTCCTATTAAACCTTTTACCTGAGTTCTAGTATTAGATGAGTTATCATGTATCTCAGCGAAAAGATCTGAAAGTGTTTTGCCATTGAATATTTCTTTATCTAAGGCCATAATTATATTTTATAATAAATATGTTATAAAGCCTTATTGTAAACTAACCCTTGTTCTTTGTACTTAAGATACTTATCATAGAACGTTTCTTTTAGTTTAGCAATCACTCTAGTAAGTTTAGGAGTTTCGCAGTCTGTCATTTCTCGTATATAAATGTATAGAGCTTTCTTTTTAAATATATCTAAGTCGTGTCTAGTCTTAAAAATAGTTAAAACAGCATCTGCGATTTGTTTTTCTACATCTTTAGAAAATATTTCATCTAATCTTTCATAAGTTTCATCAACCCATATATCTATGAACTTTCCTAGAGTTATAGCGTTTTCTTCTTTTGGTTCACGATTATTAGTCCAATAACTATCAGTTTCATCAAAAGAGCCTATTTGCTTTAATTTCTTAAAGTTTTTATTGTTGTAATTAATTAACCACCTTTTTACTATAGTTCCAAAGTATGAATATGCTTTTGCACCGTTATCAGGATCAAACTTCATTATTTTTTCTTCTAAAAGCACAGAAACTATTTCATGCTTCAAGTCTTCTATCTTTTCTACGTCGGTATAGTAAAACTTAAACGTATGTATTATGTTTTCCGCTAGTTTATAAAAGGGATAATAGATATGTTCGGTGAAAATCTTATTCCGATAGTCGTTATCGGTAGATGTATTGTATTTTTTTATGTATTCTTCTGTCTCTTTGGTGAAGTAATTACTGCTCGATTTCTTCCTTGCCATAGTTTTCGGGTAGCATATAGCGATTTAACTCGTCTTGTACTTTTTTTAAATTATCAAAAAAATAACCGACCTCATCATCACTTTGAAATACCCCTTTTTCATCGAGAGTTTTTAGGTGCTTTTGTGAATCACCAACTAAATTAGAAATATTCTGTAAATATTGGGTTTGATCCTGTACAACATCTTCATATCTTTCTACTTTAACCAATAGATTTCTAATAATATAGGAAAAAATCCCTAAAATAACAACTGATATACCTGAAATTATGTAAATTGATGTAATACTTAGTGTCATATTATAGATTTTTTATCATGTTTGATAGTCCTTTCGAGGAATTTACGTTTTTTCCTGTAGTTGACTTACTTTTTTGTGCTTTAGGTGTTACTGAGCCACCTGATGCTAGCCATAAATCGTACTCTACCTTAGAAGCAAGGAAGTCTGCACTGTGTAAAATGCTAACTATTGAAGTTTTCATACGAGAATGTGGAGTGTTACTGAAAAAGTACGGTTTATTACCGTCGGCAAACAGTCCATCATGTAGTTTTATGGCTAAATATTCGTTTTTACTGACTTTTACCCCGTATTCTTGTAATGTAAACAGGGATCTGTCGGGAACTAGCATAAAATCTAGTTCAGTATTGGGTGTATACATTTCTTGAAGCTTATCTTGCCTCCATTTATCGGTCTGAGGTAGGTATGAAGCCTGTTCTTTAGTACCTATCTTACCTAAATCGTGAAATAATGCTGAAAATACTAGTTCTTCATCGGTAAAATCAATATTACCACCCATTTCACTGTATAATTTCTTCTGTTTTACTGAATACTCAACGACTCTATTGACATGATCAACGTATCCACCTGGAAATGCGTTATGATACCAAGTTTTACCACTAGCAGGTGCCATAACATAGGTCTCGGATAGGTCCTCAAGCATAGTATTAACGGCATTTTTACGATCCTTTATGTAATGGTCGACTATTTTAAGGTGTTTATCCCAATTTTTTTGAATTTGCTCCGCTGTTAGGTTCATATAGTATTCCTTTTTTTAATAACTAATTAGATTCAATATATTTAGTATAATATAATTAATAATTAATATAAATTTATAATTAATAATACTTTATATATTATATATTATTGAAGATAATAAAAATAAAGCAGAAAGGCAACTATTT